CTTGCTTTGCTGATCCGTGCCAGAAAGCTTGATGTTGGTGATCGTGTCAATCGTTGCGCCAGTCGCAGTCAGCGCGCATGTGCCGTCATTGCCGCTGTTGTATGAAGCAGGGCTAACGGCCTCGTAAACACGAGTGAATGCCTCAAAACGGTCAGGAGTAACTGCAACCCAGTTGCTTCCGTCCCAGATGTACTGCTTGAAGTTGTCGTCAGTGTCGTACCAGATGTCGCCAATCTCTAGGACGTTGTCTGGGGCGCTGTAATCAGGGTGTTCGGTAGGCTCGTTAGGATCAAAAATTGGGTGACGGCCACCACCACCTTCAACTGGTGCCCAACCAGAGCCGTTCCAGTAGTACAGACGGCTGTTGTCATCAATCCAATAATCGCCTTCGCGTAACGGATACGCAGGAAAATCTGGATGGATTGAAGGCGGTGCACTGGAAATAATTGGACGCCGGTCAGTCCGCGTATAAATCCACTCGTTGTATTGCTTCTGATGGACAAAAGTTTCACCGTTGGGAGTGACGATTAGATATGGAGCATCGTCGCCAGGTAAAACTTGGTCGGCGTAGACGGTGACCTTATTCCACTTGCCTGTGTAATAAATATGAAGCGACCCGTTTGAGTCGATCCACATATCACCTGTGTGCAGGTTGTAGCCAGGATCGCTGGGCGGTAAACCTGGATAAAACGTTGGCGGATTATCTGTGCCGTCGTAAAGAGGTGGACGGTTGTCGCCGCTTGGGCCGAGTCCACCACCGCCACCGCCACCACCTGTCATGGCCGTCATACGGCCGTTCTCAAGGATCATCTCCTTGCCAGGAAGCATTTCCTTGGCTTTGCCCCACGTGCCACCAGATTTGGGGCCGTAAATTCGCCAATTAATGTTGTCGATGGCGTAATCACCATCGGTGCCAATATCGTTGCGCGGCGTACCACCGACTGTATGAATCGTGTTGCCGTCGGTACCGCGTGAACCCGTTGCGCCCATTGGGCCTTGTGGGCCAGTTAATCCTTGCGGGCCTTGTACATAACCAGCGCGAATGATAGAGCCGTCATCCAAGCCGATAATCAGCTCACCACTAACAACGGCTGCAGATACGACGGATGCCATAGCTCAATCCTTATATCGCAAGTTTACTAAGACTTGGTGACTCGAATTAACGCATCCTCTGGGCTCAAGATTGAACGTGAACCCTCAGTGCCTTTGATCAAGTTGCGGAATCGTTGCGCCCTACCAACACCAAGGATGCTGGCTTGCGTTTCACGGTTTGAGCGCCTGATGAATTCGCCCATCGTTAACGCCTTGCCGTTTTCTTGCTTGGCTGTGTGCGCGACCTTCCAATACATCTTCCCGTCTTTGCCACGCACCTTCTGCTTGTACACGCGCGTGTTGGCCGTTTCTTTAGGCTTCTTCTTCTCAAGCGTGATGTAGCTGCGATCGCCTTCACCGTCTTCCTGCTCGGTCTCACGCATAGCTTCTGTTACTGGCACCACGTGGCACCTGCAGTTCGGATGGATCGGTGGCATCTGCTTGAACATGTTGCGCTTGACGTGCTCAACGCCATCCAGCGGTGCACACACAGGGCAAACGCGATAGTCCATCGACGCATCCCAGCGCCAAGCCAAAATCACATCATCGTTGGCATCCCAAAACTGGTTGTGCGCTTCTTGCGCCAAACTCATCACCGCAGTTCTGGTGATCGCACGGCGTTCAGCAAGGTTGGCTTTATAGGTTCCCGCGACTGCACGCGCTAGCTGCTCATTGGTTACACCAGTCAAGAACCCAGTGCGGATGGTCTTATCAATACGCTTCCACTGGCTACGCGTTAGCGGTCCCGTAATGTCTTCTACTGCCTGGTTCAACACCTGCACATCATCAACAGCAGCAACTGCCATCTGCGCCATCACGCCAGGCTGGATCAACCCAGCATTGAGCTGCACATAATTCGCAGCCCATTTGATCTGATTTGCGGCCTCAGCTGATAGCTGCCCTTTGATTTCACTGGCAAGCTCAATGGTCGGCGTCCTGAAGATCGTGCGCTGCACATCCTCAAGTATCTGGTACGCCATCTCACGCTCAACAGAACCCGTAGGCAAACCTTGGATCTGCTGAATCAGCTGACGGTAAATCTCTTTGACTGCTGGTGTGGTCTGCCGTGCAATATCACGGGCAATATTCTCTAGGCGGATAACGTTCTGTACAACAAGCCGCGTCAGCCGGGCTAGCTCTTCTTCAGTCATCAGTCACGGGCTTGCGCACGCTCTGCTTGCGTAGATTCGCCTTCGCCTTCTTGATTGCCTTCACCGATCTTGCTGAGCTGCTCCATACGGTCAACTTCCTTCTCAAGATCATCCAGCTCTTCGTTCTCGGTGTTGCTCATGATCTCGTCAAGATCCATGCCATCATCAAGAATTTCACCACGCTGCATCAGCTTCAGCACGGTCTCTTTATCGAGAATGCCAGCGTTGAACATGCTGGTCAGCTGTGCAATAGCAGCAGGCTCAAGTTGCTCTGCATTGAAGTCACGAATAATGCTTACCTTCGGCGCTTCAACGCCCGCATACTCTGCAGCCCAGTTGATTGCATCTTGCAGCGCCATTTCAGCATTCACGCTGATCTGAGCCAACATGCTGTTGCTATCAGCACGGTCAAGCGCTTTTGCTGTGCCTGACTCCTGGTAAGTCTTTGGACGCGCCAACATCGTCAGACCCAACGTGCCGATCTGTTCTTCCAGTTCTTTCAACTCGTTGTGCATCGCGTCGAATGCTGCTGAAGCAGGCTCGACATATGAGGCATCGCCCTCGGGCGGTAGGGCTAAGGCATTCCCCACTGACAAGTTCTGCAGCGTGTCGCTGTTGTCGTCCCATGCTTTCAATACCAGTAGCGGGAAACCTGCAACGTGCAGAGAATTCAGCAAAGAAGCTTGCAGTTGGTAATGCTGAATGTTGATATGCGCCAGCTCTTCCAGGGGTGGCTCAGACACCAACACCTGTTGCCTCTCTGAATAAACAACAGCAAGCGGGATTTCTGAAAGAGAAACAGAACCCGACCGATCAAGGGAATACGAATTGCTGCCGTACTCCGACTCTTTCCAGACTTCATACTTGCCAGGCTCCATGACCCGCACTTGGCGGTTGATCTTGTTGCCAAACCTGCCGTCAGGCTCGGTGATTACTTCACGCACGCGCACCTGCTGCAGACCGCCTTGATCTTGTGCAGGATCATGACGCCATCCAATGATGTTTGGTGCCTGCTCCATGATGAAGTAAGGCTTAGCGTTTAGTTCACGCTCTTCACGCAGATTGCGTGCATCATTGCTGGGAAAATCAACCAAAAATCCACAGTGGCCATAGGCGATGGATGAGTAGATGATTTTGCCCATGAACTCATCAAGGCTTGAGCCCTCACGGTCCACATTGGCGCGCCACTCTTCAAAATATTCTTCATCACCACCGTCAAAGACAATCGGTTTACGAAGGATCAGACCAACTGCCGCCTTCAGCACACGGTGGAACAGTGGGCTTAATACAGATCGGTTAATCCTTGTCTGATAGCACTCATCTGACTCATTGCACAGCCTTGGGAGGTACTTGACCGCATTGGCGCGCATTGACTGCGTACCCGCCAAAACATCAGAAACCGGAGCCCAGCGAGGCCACTGCGCCCAATATTGCGGAGATGCTGCACCGGGATCATCAGGATTATCAGAGGTAAGCTTGCCGCCACCCTGCCAGCCCTGAAAACTGTACGCCGAGTAGCTGGGATACATCAGTCAACCTCAACAGGCGGCTTGGGTGCAGCTTTGCGCTTACGCGATTTAGCCTCAGCTTCCATTTTGGCTGCCGCCTCTTCACGGAGCCGCTTAATACGCAGACCAGGCGCGAAAGCTTCTTGATACGGCGAGGGTATCCAGCACGCCATTTGCGCTACACAGTTACGTTAATTTTAGGCGCTTAGTCTGAATCAATCGCTTAGCACTTCATGCAGCCGGATGAAGTCATGGATTCGCTAGCACATGCCTTTCAGCTAGAGAAGATACGGCGAGAGGTTAATGAATGCGAGAGCATAGAGATTCTGCGCGAGATGGTGATGGTATTGGTCGATGTCAACGAAAAACAGAAAGCAATGTTCCGTCGGCTGATCATCGACCTGCACGAACCAGCCTGATCAAGTGCTGAATTCAGCCATGCGCTGTACTGCTAGCTGATAGATCCTGCGATACGAAGGGCGTAGAAGAGGACGGTGGTCACAATTGTCGAGCTCGTCAAGACAAGCAACAGCAATGTTATGGAAGTCATTTTTAGTTAGCAGAAGGCAGTGCTCTTCGTCATCCAACATGTCCGCAATTTGGTTGAGGCCGGTGACGGTGATGATCATGCTGATCATTTGCATTGAGTCATAAGGGTGGACAGACGCTGCGCTTGTGGGGTGGCTTGCAACAGTCGGCTGCAGGCTTGACGCTTATCAGCAGCAGTTGGTTGCGGTGCATAAGTCAAGCGTTGAACAGGGCGAACAACAGGCTTAGGCGTACGCAGAGCAGATGCCTTGGGGTAAAACTTGCACTTGGCACGACGGTTGAGCTCCATGTGCCGCTGCACGTTCCAAGACAGATGGCCAGAAGCAGCGCGGTAATAGCGCTCGGCTGCATAGGACTGTTTAAGGCAAGCCTCTTCAGTCATCGGGGCAGCATATGCAGGCGTAATGCCGGCGATCAAAAGAAAGGCAAGAAGTGGTTTCATTTGAGTTGAGCAGCGGAGCCCTTGAGCTCCATGTATCCAACATGGCACAGGCCATGCGCGTGCGTATCACCCATTTGGGTGAATCTGGCTTAGCTGGCTTTCGCAGGCGTATACCGTCGCATAGACACAAAAAAAGGCCGGCTGCTCAACCCGACCCTTCAATGCCAGTGTGGTACCGGTCTGGCGCCGTGCACAGTCCACGTGCGTTCTCGTATCTTAGCCACACGTCACGGCATACGGTCAGCGCTGACTACCAGTGCGACGAAGGCTGCTTGTTGAATTCAAGCCGTTGGTTGTCAGCCCACCACTTGTGCGCCTACTGCTGGAAGTAGAACGCAAGCGATTTGTGGGCAAGCTCGGCCGGGTTGGCAAGCGATCATTCCTCACGCCCTTCTGCTTGGGCAGGCTTGGCTTGGTCGGCAGCCGATCATTCTTTACGCCTTTTGACTTAGGAAGACTGGGCTTGGTTGGCAATCTGTTGTTTCTAACCTTGCCAGCTTGCTCAGCCATAACCGATTTCAGATCATGCTGCTTGCCAATACCTTTTGCTGAAGCAAAACGACCTGATTCATCGCGGTTAACGCTGCTCTCGTCAAACTTCCGCTTGGCCATCAGCTTCTAGCACGACTTCCAGCATCAGCTTATAGAAATAGTCCTTGAGCGTTTTAACTTCAGCCTGCTCCCACGGGTCACCGCCAGGCCATTGCTCGTAATACTGCTTCAATGCACGGTGAATCAGGCACACAGCAACGTCATTCAGCTCTAGGCCAAACCGTGCGTCTTCATCAGTGAAGTCATCGTCTGGTTGCGTAGACACCGGGCTGAAGTCTGCTTTTGCCAGCTTGCCACTGTCTAATAGCTGCAAGCCTGTACAACGCATAGCCAAACGCATCAGCGCTATGGGTCAAATCATCCATACCAACGCCACCTTTTTCGGGCTTCCCTTTCTCGTCAAATGCCAACTGCTCCAGCGTGCGCAGTAGATGCTTATTCGCATTACTTACCTTCAGCTGATCTCTACTGATCAGGACGTTACAGGCGTTAATCCTGTCCTGAATTAAAGGGTTTGACTGTTGCACCATCACGCGATGGCCGAACTTCTTGAGGATGCCAAGATCAGACTCTTGTGCTGCTGCTGTACTGCGTTGCTTGGATGCAGCATCAGGAATCAACACCAGCTGCCCATGCTTGAAGTGATACGGGTACAGCTTGGCCAGGCCAGCAGCCATCTCCTGTGTGTCTCGGTATACGGCCTCGTTAAAGAAGTGGAACTCGTCGCCCTTACGTATTAAATGCTGAGTAACGCAATTACCAACGTTAAAATCACACCCACAGTAAACAGTATCCCGATCACTGGGCTGAGCGTCGGTGTAATGGCGATCACGGTCAAAATCAGGAAATACAGAACAACTAGCAAGGTTGGTGAATTCCCCTTCTAGGTAGCTCTTAATTAATTGTGGCGGGTAATTACGCTCGAGGCTTGGTACAAAGTCAGGCGGCAAGTATGGGTTATCCATCGTCTTCACTTTGATCAAGCGCTTATCGTCAGCTGCCTGCTCAACAAACTGCCTGTAGCAATAGCGATAGCCCTCAGGCGTTGATGCAATGGCCAGCTGGTTGACGTTGCCTGTACGCATACGAGCTAGCAACATCTCACCTGCTTTCTGCGCTGTATCAACTGGAGACGTGTCCGCTTCATCCCACACTGCAGCTGCAATGTTCTGACCACGAATGCGCTGCCAGTTCTCAGCTGCTTGGCATAACACCTTCACCGTGCCTGTTGGCAAATTCAGCGTGTACTGCGGCTGTGGGCTAACCCTGAACTCATACTCAATGCCCCATTGCTCTAGCGCCTGATCCATCGCAGGAATCAACACCGTGCGCACCATTGGGAATACAGGCTCGCAAGCCATAATCGTCTGGCCTGGATTGCGCATGGCCAAGAAGATAATCTTCGCCGCTAATGCCCAGGACTTACCACTACCAAAGCCACCGATATAAGCCAGGATCCTGTGCTCTTCATCAGCTAAGAACTCACGCTGTGCTGGTAGGCAGTCACCAAGGATCTTGTCGCGTAAGGCTTGCTCAGCCCCAGGATCAGCTTTTATCTCGTGCTCACCAGCTGGCTCGAGCAGATTGCCTGTCGGGCAGAGATCGAGAAGTGAGCTCATAACCTGCACTTTACGCCTACGAAAGCAAATACATGTAAAGTTTTGCGGTCCATCCTTGCGCGTATAGCGCTCGAGACATCTTTCAATCAATGAAAAACCTGCTGATCGCTGCAGCCGTTATTGCTGCGCCCTCTGCTGCTATTGCTGGACCATACGTTCAGGCAGAAAGCAACAGTTCGTTCTCCGCGAGTAGCTATCAAGGCAGTTTGCTAGAGACCCATATCGGTTGGGCAGCTGACCTGGGCGATAGCTCCTCTTGGTACATCCAGGCTGGCCCTGCGATCGTGATGCCTGATGACGGTGAAACCACCACCGAACTGAGCGGCAAAGTCGGCATCAGCACTGATGTGACCGACAAGCTCGAGGCCTATGGCGAAGTGTCTGCCATGACCACTGAAGAGATTGATTGGGATGCTGATCTGGACCTGGGCGTGAAGCTTGGCTTGACCTACAGCTTCTGATTCGCCTAGAGTCAATACGCCTGCGCAGAGTCATGCCTGCGTAGGTACTCACACCAGAAGAGCGAGGCCTCGTCATCCGGGCGGTTTGACGGGGTCTTTTTTTTGTCAGCCAGTAATTTCCCAGTATTCAATCCACTGAGTACGCAAGGCTTCACGGCGTAGGCGCTCACGTTCCTGCTGCTTCTTGACCAGCTCAAGCTCACACATC